GTCAAAGACTGGGCATTGCAGCAACCTGGCGTCATGTACGCATTGTGGCAGCAGAGGCAGTGGAACTCAGACGGGTCAGTCGAGCCAATGGAAAACCGGGGCAGTCCCACCCAGAATCATATGGATCACGTCCATATTCGCACTGTCGGGGGCGGTTATCCACCTGGCATGGGCCCCCACCAAACCGGTATCTCGTACGGGTCTTTCCCCGCTGGAACGCAGTTGGGTGGTGGTGGATTTGGAATCCAGATGGCTGGTTATGGCGGCATGGGCGGCGGCATGGGCGGCGGCGGCATGGGCGGCGGCGGTATGCCCTTCATTGGCGGCGTCGGTGGCGGGTTCAATCCTATGCCGTTTTTCGGAGGTGGACCCGGTGGCATGTATGACCCCAAGACCGGATTGCCCGGTGTACCAGGTCAATACGGCGGGTATGGGGCGTATAGCGGCGAGACCCTCGACCAGACCATCGAGCGCCAGAATGCTTTACGTTCTGCCCAGGGCGAGTTGGATAACTTACGCAGGAACGCGACCAGTTGCAGGGCGATATCGCAAAGAAGCAACAGAAGCTGAATCAGCTGCACAGCGAGGATCAAATCCTGCAAGACACTGTCGACAAAGACCATATTGACTCGCTGACCAGCGAGATTCAATCCTCACAGCAGCGACTGAAGCAACTCAATACTGTTGAAATACCCAATGCGCAGGGCGAATTGACAATCGCGCGGAACAAGCAGCAGGAATCGTTCTACCACTCACCCAAGGGGATGGGTGCATACAACAAGGGCGAGTACAACGCTGCGGAGCAGTTGGGTTCAGGTTTCCTGAGTGGCATCGCCCAGGAGCTTGGTTTCCCAGACCTGTTCGGCGGCAAGCCAATCTGGGACTGGGGAATCGTCAAGCTCCTGACTAAGGGGCTCAGTCTGGGGATGAGTTGGCTTAACCAGATTGGCGACAAGATGTACCCGAGCAACGGTCAGGGTTTCCCTGGTGCAGCCGCAGCGGGATACGGACTGCCAGGCCAGTTCCCGATGATGACTCCTGCCCAGGAGGTGAGCCCGTTTGGTTCGCAGCGCGGCGCCGCGCCGGGGCCGAATTCAACGACCTTACACATGCCAACGACGACGGCTCCATCTGGGAATAACCCTGCCGTAACGCTTCATAATGATTACGGCCCCCATGGCTACCCCGGACGCGCCAACTCCTCTCCACCTAATTCGACACTCCCCGCGTCATACACCATTAACCACCACACAACGATCAATCCGCACGGCGACAAGGAGATAGCGAGTTCGTTAGCGAATCATGAGATAAGCAGCCAGCGCAATATGCTGGTTGCCAATTCCCCCGGTACATTTCATGCATAAGTGGGTGATGCAGTGACACAAGCGATTCCGGTGCCTTCTGCACCAGCGATCATTCCGGCTGCACAGTATGTGACGGCACAGGAACTGGCGCAGTACCAGAGTATCGAGGATGTTCCATACCCGTTGCAGGCGATGGAAACCGTGATGGTCTACATCGACAGCAACGGCAACATCACCCACCTGAACGGCCCGCTGGCCGGTAAGGAAGGTGTCACATTTTGGGAGAACCTCAAGGGCGAACACCACCTGTTCTTCGAACAGGTNACCGTTGAGGGCGCGTACATGCTCGGTGGACTCATTGACCGCACAAACTATCTCATTCGCAAGATCAACTTTCGCGTACACATCGGCAGCCCCGGCATGAACAACATCACCTATCGCATGTGTGAGGACCGGTGGTGGGCTGGGCAGGATGAGATAAACGGGGGCTGGTTCGGCGTCTTCACAAGGTATTCGGGATGGAGATGGATTCAGGTGTGGCCCGCCAAAACCGTTGAGACGGCGCAGAAGCGAGACCCGGTAGCATACGACAACAACCAGTCCATCTGGGATGTCGACTGGATAGCACCATTGCCGTACTACTCGAAACCGGCTGTTACGACACANACCTGGAAGGCTTCCAANGCCGGTCCTGCTGACGCGGACGGCTTCTATCANGGCGTTATCGCGGTCCCGAATCGCGGNGACATGGCAACTCCGGTGCGGTATTTGGTGACCGGAGCAAGTTCAGGCACATGCTATGTGCAGGACAATAACTCGTCGACAATGGTGNAGGTCGGCCCCATCGAGGNAGCTGACGGCGACGTGCTGATCGACACGGACCCCACACACAAAACCGTTATCTGCCAGAGTGATCCATACGACCAGGGATTCTACAATGCGCAGCAGGCGTCGGGCTTGTTGAACTATTTTCTCCAGGCCGTGGGGACTCCCGCGCACGAGGCACTGTGGCTGCGGGTGGGATACCTGCGCTTCACGAACGTGATCCCACCCTATTCTGTTGTGCACCTCAAGGTTGCGCACAACAATCCGAATGCGCAGATAGCAGCGCAGCTACCCCAGAGGTTCAAGAGGTCTCGCTGAGATGACCAGTATGTTTGCCGCCGATCTCCTGTCGATCCCGAACGACATCCAGATCGAGTTTGAGAACCTCTGGCATGGTCTCGGAAAGCCCAACTTCACACCCAACGGCATGGCTGGATTGCCTAGCGGTGCAGTCGATTCCGTATCGTCCATCAACTACCTGCTCAACAAGCGGCATACAATCGAGCGCTCGGCCTATCAACGACCTATGGTGAGGCTTGCGGACAAGAACCTGAACATCATCGCCGAATTGACGGGTGAGCTATCCCAGCAGTTCGAAGAGGTCATGACCGACAGTGGTGTCGCAAAATATGTTGTGCACTGGTCAAACTGGCTGGTGGACTACATGGTGAACCTGACTGCGGTTCAGGAAGACCTGCACTTGATCTTCGACCCTTACCCCGACAACCGCAACTGGCGCTACCGCTGGGGCGGGAAGGTTCACACCATCAATGTTCAGCGACTCGAAGACGGCACGAGTCTTGTTGAACTGCAAGCGGTTTCGAATCGCGAGCACGCTAAGATGCTGCTATATGCTGCCAACCCTTTCCTCAGCCCTGAGGTCCAGCTGCCTCGCATGTGGCTCCTACCGGGTCCGACTCGGACTGTGATGTTCATGAGTGGTTTCGTCAATCTCGCGAGGTTGTTCGTCCCCGGCCTGTCGTTCGTTACGAACATCTTTAATCCGTTGGCGTGGCTTGATCCGTTAGGGATGTCTGGTGCACTCAACATCAATGTTCTGAATTTCCCCATACAGGTGGCTTTCGTCAATCCGCTTCTGGATACGAGTCGTTGGACCGTTCTCGGAGCAACGTGGACGACATGGCACGACGCGTCGAAAGACATACTTCACGACGCTGGTGTCATCATGCGCGCCTACACCTGGCTGACAGAGGACGTGGATTCGCCACACCTGGAGCTTGTCGACGTCATGGAGGGTGCCATCGATTTAGTCGGCGACCTCCTTAGTGCGCTGGGTTTGTCGAACCCGTCATTGGCTAACGCGCTGATGACTGATGTCGAGTCGGTCATGCGGCCTGGACGTAATTGCGTGATCTTCAGTTTCGAAGACAAGAGCGGCCAAACTGGCCCTACCGGAACAGCTTTCGACGGTTTGCTCAACGTCATTGGTGTGACCCTGGATGATTTGATCAATTCTGTTCTGATCAACGCGAATACGGGTATGCAACTTGACGGCGAACCTGTCTATGATCTCCAGAACAACCAGATTCAGGTGGCAGAAAACCTGCTTGGAGTGGCACCGGCACCACCGAATGTTATTTGGCGCGAAGGCCAATTCATGGGCCAGGTCTCCTCTACACATTCCCTCCACAAGGGTGCTCCGCGATCTGTGGTGACGGGTGGCCGCTCACCGAGCCTTGTGAATCAAGCCCAGACCTTTGGAATCAAATATGGATTGAGTCAACTGCAAGACCTGATCAATCCGGCTCTCTCAACAAACGTCAACACCGCGTGGCAGGCACCACTGACTCCAGGCTTACAAGACCTATACCAGAATCAGCTTGACAATGTGCTTTTGGCCTGGCAGCGCGTGGTTTCGCCTATGGCCGCAATCTGGGGTGGATCGCTGGACTTCCAGGAATTCTTCGCCCGTGGGAGTTCAGTCGCCTACACCCTATCCAGTGTGGTCAGTCTTCAGACGGCCCTCTGGAAATCCCGCGCGTACCAGGGACTCAAAGGCGAAGTGATCAATGGGTACCCTTGGGTCATCGACATCGATACGACGTTGGGCGACCGGAATGGGTGGGAATTCGACGGGGTTATCTATGTGGACCAGATTTACACGACAGGCAGACGTGTGGACAGGAAGTCGCCCCTGCGGACGACCCTGACGGTGGGCGATGACAAGGACAGAACAGACCCATTGCTGCGAACGATACGAGCGGTGCAGAGTGTCTACTCCCTGTTCGGGGCGTTCCTTGGTGAAGGGACGATTTTTGGATGATAAGGAGAACCGTCAGATGGTGATGCGGCACAAGCCAATAACGCCCAGGCGGCAGACCGGTCGGCGTAGAGTCGACGGCGACGACCCTGTTGTCGCATTGTCTCCAGATCAGCGTGAAGCACTTGATAAGTGGGTCAACGACTTTAAGAAGATCGTTCCAGAGTTGCAGAGGGTCGCCGCAATCGAGCAGCGGCTATTTCAGGAGATGCTGGATGCTTCGACGTGGCAGATCGCGGAAACCGAGAAGCCGGAATGGGTTACGGACGAGCCCAGCGAGTGGACGGTTGGTCACGCAAAAGTGAACTATGTTGACAAGATCGATGGCGTTGAGGTGGGTGACCTCTCATGACTGCGCCAAGCAATAACATCGTTCAGTTGCAGGTTGGCGATACTGTCCCAATAGGGACAGCTCTTCTGAACTTGATACTGATGGGCATCGTCACAGATGTCAATAACCCCAACATGTTTGGGGCAACTTTGCAGGCATACAAGTCCCAGGCCGTCCTGACTGTGCCCGTGTTGCAGGGCGACCAGGGGCCACCCGGAAACGTCACGTTTGCCTTGCAGTTCCAGAACGACACACTGACTCAAGTGTCACAACTACCCCAAAACCTCAACAACACAACCGATCTCGGCAAGTACTGGGTTTTCGGAGTCACTGACCAGAACGACAACGTCGTTGCCACCGAGATGCAGGTCTGGTACGGGTCAGTCATCGGGTTCAAGGCTTTTCCGGTCGGCACACCGGGACCACCGGGAGCGTATCCGCTCATCACTCCAAACATTGTCCTCCAGGTGCCCGGCAGCGGCAATGGACCGAACGGCGTCGACTCGTGGATCGACGTTAGCGGCTCGGTCAGCAACCCGACTTTCACCTTCAACATTGCGGCCCCTATCGGCCCGGTCGGCCCACCTGGATCGTTGGGTACGTCTCCTGATGTTGACTACACAAATAGCCCCCCACAACCGGGCGATGTCCTGACTTGCACGTCGCGCGTAACGCCTGGCGCACCAACGAACTTGACTCCGCTGCCGTCGAGCACTGGTGGTGCGTTGGCCGCAGGGTCGTGGTTCTATCAGGTGACAACCATCCTGAGTAACGGAGAGTCGTTGCCCTCCAACGAGGTTGAGGCAACGACAATCGGGGGCACAAGCTCGGTTCTCCTTACGTGGAATGCACCGAGCGGCGGCGGCGGTATCGGCTACAACGTCTATCGGGGAAATTATGTAACGGGCGTAAGCACGCTCGTTGGAACCGTGAATGGCATTTCGGCAACAACTTTCACTGATGTCGGGAGCGCCGGTAAGCCAGGTGCGCCACCGAGCGTGGGCGCGGTTGCTGGTAGGCCGATCTGGGGGCCAGCCACTCAATCGGTGCTTGTCCCCAAGCTTTACACTGTCCCGCAGTCTGCCTTCCAGGGTATGGCTGGTGTCGGCGGCACCCGTCAAACCGTGTGCACGTACGCGATTCCGCCTCAGCCGTGGCCCTGGAAACCGTTCGTCCTGGGCAGCATGAAAATCCTGGGGCTGAATATCTCCTTCACGCCGCTGCTTGTCGGCGCAGATGTCATGCTCGGCGACCCATCGACCGGGACGCTGGTAGCTCGTGGTCAGGGCAACTCCCTGGGGACCGTGGTGCTCATCCCCAATACAGCCAATTCATCGAATCCATCTCAGGCGATCACACCGGATAATAGTGTTGCCCTCGTCCCGGCGAACCATACCGGTAATCAGGGGACTTTGTACGTCAACCTCGAAAACCAGGGCATGGCAGGCGTTTACGACTACAACCCGGCAGGATCGTCATTGATGGTTCTTGTCTGTCCGGTGGTGCCGTAATGAGCTACCCGTTGAATCCTCCATCCTTCCCCATTGAGATCGTTAATCTCGACGCCTACAACGAGATTCCTATCGGGGAGATTCTCAAGAACCTATTTCTTGAGGGCATCGTCACCAACATCGATAACCCCGAACAGTTTTCGGCCACGATGGATGCATACTCGACCCTGGCTACCTTGACGGTGCCCGTGTTGAAGGGGGGCGCGGGAAACCCTGGAAACCAGGCAATATCACCTTATTTCGAGAATGTTGTCATCACCGACTTGGATCAACTGCCAACCGATCTGGGCGACACCGACGCAGACTTGGGACGCTTCTACATCTACTCTGATGGAATCTCCACGACGATCTACGTGTGGACCGGTGCAACGCCAGACAGTGGTGGCACTCTGGGTAACATCCCTGGGCTCGGCCAGGGTTTTATTCAGCTACCGGTCGGCCAACAGGGGTCGCCAGGGCCATACCCTGACCTGCAGCCGCGGTTGTTCACGATGCCCACCGGCAACGGTCTTGGTCCATACGATACCGATTCGTGGATTACGGTGAATGACAACGCGATTCAGGTTGTGACCATCGCGGGAACCGCAACAGCGGGTAGTCTGGCACTGACATTCGAAACGACCGGCGCAACGCCCCAGACGACGAAGGGGATAGCCTACGGGGCGATCTCTGCCTCAACGATTCAGTCTGCCCTGGAAGCCCTGTCGAATGTAGGGGCGGGTAATGTCCAGGTATTCGACACCTACGGGTCAAGTCCGTATACGGTAGTATTCAGCGGATCGCTTGACGTGCAGGGAATTTCGGTCATGGGTGTCGCGTCAGCCCCTGCCGGGACTACGGTGACGGTCACGACCGGCAGTGCCGCTGATCCGGCGATGGCTTTTCTATCTCGCTCCTCCGCAGGGCATTCAGGGGCCGTCTTCGCCGCTGGGTGCATTCATTGACGTCGACTTCCAGACTGCACCGCCGCAGCAGGGCGATGTCATCGCTGTTTCGACGCGCGTCACGCCGTTGCCGCCTACCGGCGTGGTGGCGTCAGCCGGATCGGCTGGCTCTCTCGCAGCAGGAACCTATTACTATGTCGTGACAGCGTGTGTCCCTAATGGTGAGACTGCGGCTA